ATCCACCACTCCTTAATCTATTGCACTATCTTAACAAAGAAAAGTGTATTATTTGTGTACTTTCACCTTAAATTTTTCTTAAATAATAGATATAATTAACTTATCATCCAATGAAAGGGGTTATATTTATTATGAAACATTTATATATGATGTTAAAATTGGCTTGTTTCCTAGACTTTTTACCCCTTGTTACTGATTCGTTACTAGTTTAGTACCTACTTAGTGGCACATCATATATTTATAACGCTCATTCTAACACTTATTTAACGCTCACTTATGATTCTAATTTTATGGCTTAATAAGCCATTTTTTTATTTTTGGATAAGTTCTAACACTCAAAATGAGCGTTAGAAACAACATAATTAAAACACAAAAACTATCATTGTTTACTGATATTTTTTATATAATAATTCCTTAGTTATATCAATATACATTGACATTTATATAATTTTATGATATACTATAATCAAGAAAGGAGGTAAGAAAAGTGGAAAAGAAGTTAAAAAAAATGCTTCGAATATTGGACCTATTCGAAGCGCTAGTGATTAAAATCATTTCCTTGATTGGGTGGATTTTGATTCTAATCAAACTATTTAACTAAGTAGGTTGAGAGGCTTGTCCTCTCTTCCTATCACTATTATAAAACCACTTTTCAAAGAAAACAATGGAAAAATTAATTTTAAAAGCTATCGAATTGATTGGGCTTATTGCAGTATTAGTATTCTTGATTTCAAAATTATTCTAAGGGAGGTATAACCATGTCAACTGAAGCGCAGAAGAAAGCTAGCGCAAACTATGCTAAGAAGATGACGAAATGTGTCAATCTTGCATTCAATAAGAAAACAGATGCAGACATTCTAGAAAAACTTGATCATGTCGAATCTAAAATGGGTTACATTAAAAAACTTATAAGAGATGATATTGAGAAAGCAAAAAAGGACCAGAGCAAATAGCCCTGGTCTTTTCTTATGCTTTAAATTGTTGTGTAGTCGAGATTTAGTCGAAATTTAGTCGAGATTTAGTCGAGTTTAGTCAACATCTTTATGAATAAACTCATAATAAAACTTAAATTAGACTTTTTTGAGATAATCAGCACATACCCAACCAGATGGAATGCGAGCCCAACCGTCACGAATTTCCTTGACTGTCACTCTAGTGCCTTTTTTAAGTGCTCCTGTGAATGTAGCATGCTCTCTTGCGTTGGCTGTTAATTCAGATTTCTTTTTTCTTCTGTAGTCTGTTCCTGGCCCTGTTCTGACTCTTAGACTTGATGCAGTCACTACATAAGTGCCTAATTTATCAGTAGCGTTTTCGGTTGGCTTTTCAGATGGATTAACTACAGCGTAGATTTCCATTAGTCTATTTTTAAATGCTTCCCACTTTGCATCCTGTAATAATCCATTGCAGTTAGGGCATGCCTTGCCATTTACATCATAGTGACGGATAACACGATCAATTGTGATATTGTAGCGCTTCATGATGATTGATGCTAATACCATAGTGTTTTCGATTGTCTTATCTGTAATCTCGACAACTCCATTTTTAACTGAGTCGCACATTTCAATGCTGATGGAGTTGGCATTCTTACAAATATTATAAAGTGGATGATGATTAGACTGACATTTGCCCCCTACTGAATACGCTGCATAGTTGTCTGGCACTGACTGAGTAACGGAATCATCATCTACAAAATAGTGGGCTGATGCCTTCACAACGTTGTTGTGGAAATATTTTCCGTTTCCTTCGTCACTGTCTCCATCGTTAGAAGTATAGTGGATTACTAAATATTTGATAGTGTTTAAATCTCTAGCGCTTCCGTAATTGCTTCTATTCGCAATATTAGTCTTAAAAATATAACTCATACTTTATACCTTCTTTCTTCCAAAATAAAATGAGAGGAGCGCATGTCCTCTCATAACAATATTTATTTTTCTAGATGACTGATTCTTTTTTCATGATCATCTAATTCTTTAGAATGTGCATCCAATCGTACATCCTGTCTTCTGTTATCGGTTGCCATATAGTCTAACGCTGTAGTCAACTTAGTAATGCTATTATTTAGCTTTAAGACAGGAGTCATCACTCCAATCAATGCACCAACACCGATGATAACGGTATATACTGCCTGTGCCTCAGTCATTTAAGCATCCTCTCTTTCGCCTTCTACAAATCGAGTGAAGGCCTGATGCAATCCTGTGGATGCTAGACCCATCAATGCGCCATATACAACAGACTCGACGGACATACCACTCACGATCATATTGAGCACTGCTCCAACAACTGCCAAAATGGTTGGGATGTACTTATTTGGAATCATGTCAAAAGATGTCTTGATGATATAGCCAACAACTAAGCATGCAATCATAACCACTAAAACAAAATACTGTGTTAACTGTGTGAAATCCATAATTATTTACCTTCCTTTTCTTTTGCGAGGTTGTCGCTAGGTTCTGCGAGGTCTTCTCGACCTCTCTTGATTAATTCCTGTTTTACTTTGTCTCTTATTTTCAAAGGCACATCATCAATAGTTTTAAGACCTTTGACGATTAAATCAGCATAGATTTTATGCATTATTACCACCTCCCATATTTTCGTAAATATCGCACATAGCCAACTGTAATTCAGTCACATTATTCTCTGCTTCTGCTAGTCTTTCTTCAACAGTCGGTACGTGTGGAGTTTCTACATTCTCATACTTTGACCACTCAAAATGTTCATAGATGTGAGCATCATCCTCAGTGTAAGTAGTATTTGAGATATAGCAGTCAGCCTGTGTATTAGTATCATGTACTAACTCTTTATAGCCTAACTGTCTTAAAACATCATTATTATTAATATAAGTAGTCCCGTCAATAACAACACTTTTAGGTGCTTTAGTTAAAATATTGTCCTGTAATTTGTATAGCATAATTAATCACCTCTGTTTATCTTGCATATAATTGCACTTTAATAGTGCCTGTGTATTTGTAATTAGTTGGAAATTTGAAGAGAATTTTTCCGTCTCCTGTTTCTGCTCCGAGATTGTCATACATAAATAATGCGTTATTCGTGTTAAACTTAACATTAACACTAGAAGTTACGCTTGTAAGGATCCTTGGTTTTGGCAATTTCTCAAATTCAAAATATTTATTGTAGTTGGCATCCCATTTTGTGTTAAATATGTAATATCCTACGCTCATGCCGTTTATGATAATTAATAAATTATGAACTTCACCATCACTGTTCGCATTCTTACCAACCTCAACGTATAATCTAAACTCATCATGTAATTCTGCATTTGCCAAATCAAACTCGATTGTGCTTAGATTTTCAACAGTCTTACTTTCATCTGCTAAAGTGACCCATTCCTTCATCTCTTCATTCCCTTCTTTCTTCTTCAAAAATTGTCTTCTAAGAAGGAGCCATTGCCCCCCCCGGTTATAATTTTATTCGACATATATTTACCTCGCATAGATAACAATTGTACCTGTGATAATTGCGTAAGCAGATGTGTTCGTGCCAAACGTCAATGGTGATAAAACAAGATTAAGTTTTCTTGTATAAGGTGCCATAATGTTCGTATTTTGAGTATCATATAATCCGTTGTTGTTTGAACAAACAGGCAAAATATACTCTTCCAGGAACAATCCGTTATTTCTGAAATAAGCCTGTTGACACATGGATTTTGTACCTTTTTGTAGCGTTATCATTTTTGCACATACCTGTCCAAACTTTAAATTCAAGTTAGACTGTACAGTTCCTTTATTAGTCACGTTTTCAAGTGATACAAAAAACTCTGTATACTCACTAATATCTATATCGCTAGGCATTTTTTCAGTTTCATCAAAACTGAACTCCAATATCTTCTTCCATTCCTTCACTGTCTCACTCCCTTTATTTAATAGTTTTCGTCTGAGGAGTAATTCTGTACCCCCCCCCGTTGTAGTTAGTCATACATAACACCTCACTTATGACATGACCAAGACTCTGATTCTTGAGCCTTTTCCTACAGGTACTTTTTTATTGATTACTCTTAAAATGGTCGGTCCGTTATACATATTTCCATATCCAAAGAATTCATCTATTTTTTTGAAAGATGAACTTTTTAATCCAAATACAGATGGAGCATATACACCTATCATGTCATTATGTCCCAATTCAGAAATATTCGTTAAATCAATCTCTTTGTAATACGAACTCTGTGAAGCGAATCCACTTGTTAGATTAGGCAAATAATTACCGTTAATAAATGTAAAAGGATACCAACCACTTTGCGAATACAAAGAAATCTGTATATCACCTAAATTGTCTAATGTTTTAACAGAAGGCGCTTCGAACATCATCGTGATAATAATTTTCTTAGCGTTCTGCATCTTTTGAAAAAATGTAGCATCAACATTCATCACTTCATGATATGTATTTGTTACACTCAATTCCTCAGATACAGTGTAATCTAATATCGTTTCCCACGTACCCATGTCTTCACTTCCTTTACTCTTCAACATGCTTCTTCTTACATCCATCATCTAGCCCTCACTATCGCACTGCCATTTAAGATATTGACCTCATAGGTCTTATTAGCAACCACGTCATCACTATCACTTGTCAATGTGCATTTATTTAATGTCAGTGATGTAGGAGTTGACCCACTCGAAAATTCAAAGCCACAAATAAATGCTTTTCCACTTGCAGTAGCCTCACAAGTTACATTGATGCTAGCCATTTCACCGAAAACATAATATTTTCCACTCTGCATTGTGATTGTAGATTGAGATGTATTCACGATATCAATCCCTAATTCTGTTTTATCTGCTTTGTCATTTAATGCGTTAGTGACTGCTTTATTTGCCACTGGATTATTACTAGTCGCACTTAATGCAGTATCTACTGTGATAGATGTTCCACCAGAACCACCTGTAAAGGTATCAATTTTATCACGCTGAGCCTTTGTGACAGTCATGTGATTGTTATCTTCTGTCAATTGAGATAACTTGGTCGGAATAGTTGGCTTATTTGTTAACGAATTATAAGAGCCATTAAAATCACTCTTATTGTTCCATTTCGCTTTTTCTGCATCTGATACCAATCTATGAGTAGTGTCTTCTCCAAGCTGTGACAATTTAGTAGGTACTACAATCTTAGCAATCAAGCCGTCAACTTCTGACTTGGTATAAAATCCTTTAGCTGCTACTTTTGTAGCAATCACATTCAACTGCTCGTCTGTAATGTTTAGATTATTAATCTTGGATTTTAAATCTTCCAATACTGATGGATAGCGTTCCTCTATTGCTTTATCAGCATCTGTGTGACTACCAACTAGTACAGTAATATCCTCAGACCCCCACTTTTTGATGATGGTATTATTACTGTCATACTTACGACCACAAAGGTTGATCGTAGCTTTTCCCTTGGCTTCAAACAGCGTTCCTTTTAATAGGCATTTTACAAAGATATATTGTCCATCTTCTTCTTTAGTACAGTCTAGCTTGTCGCCATTTCCACGTGATGATGTAGTATTCACGTAAAATGTCAAGTCAGTTAAATCAATATCAGAAGCCTTATTGATTCGAAATGTAAGAGTATGACAGGAGTCATCGTTTACGACCCCAATTTTGAAATTACTATGTAGCACTGCCTCTCTTGTATCAGCATCTACATAGATGATATTTTCATTGTCCATTTAATCACCTCTTTATTAAGCATATGAATACGTATAAAAACCACATACATAATCATCATATGTTGTATTTTTCAAAGCTGTTAAAGTGAAATTGCCTGCAGTTATATCGTTAGTTTTTGGATAGTAACGAATAACTAAATTATTTGATGGGCTTGGTACTGGAATAAATACGTTGCCTTTTGGCTTTTTATCAGCGGGAAATCCAACCCACATGTAGCCAATCGTATTTCCCCCGATTGGAGCATTTACCAGCCCATCCCAGTTTAGTTCAACAAGTTTCGCGCCTTCGTTATATCTATATTGCAATCTGACGCCGCATCCATTAGTACCACATGAATACCAAGAAGACCATTTCAACTTGTTTTGATTTGCAGTGATAGCATTCTGCTGATTAGAGACGGTTTCCATCAGCTCTCTAATGCTCATGTATTCCTGGCATTTACGTTCTACAGATTCGATATTTAAGCCATTCAGATGAACGGCATACAGCACTAAGTCTCTTGTTCCTGTACCGCTATAAATATCAGTCTTACTGTATGATGGCTCTGCTCCGCCTGCTGGACCTTTAATGACTGCAAGTGTATGAGTCTCTTTAGTACCGTTCGTATTAAATCTAGCCACGATCAAGTCTGTTCTCTTCACTCCGCTTGTGCCGTTTTCAATGCGTACTGTTTCACTTCCGACAATGCGCATGAATCTGCCGTAATTGCATAATATGCCGTCATTAATCTTGATTTCATTGTTGGAAATAATTTCAGCCGTCATTCTACTGCCTGCGTGTAGAATGCCCTGATAGTCATATAACGCTAGATACATATACCCATGTAGCTCAGCGCTGACCTCTGCATCATTTATATTAATGTTCTTTATCACTTCGCATCACCTACCTTATAAGAAATTTCTACATCATCATCATCACTAATCTTGATTATTTTTTGAGTTATCGGCTCCTTGAACGATATGCCTGTAATATTTTCTTTTGCTCCGACAATGTCAAAGAGTTCTGCATCATCAGCATCAAAAGAGATTTCTAGCGTATCGCTCTCGTTTGCTTCTGCTACCTTTTCAGTCGCATTCTTGATTAATTCATCACGTTTTTCAACATTCACGTCCTCATGTTTATAGGTTTTTCTGTCTAATCCAGTATATGTCTGATTGGATTCGGACCATGAGCCATCAGACTGTAGATATAGATTAATTCTTAATCTATTCAGGAGTTCACCTTTTCCCAGACATAAAATATGATTATATGGCTTAGATTCGGTCTTTACTGTCATATCTATCTGATAGTCATTGTCATACTGTAGCGTGTTGCTTAAATCGTTGATTTTTTCGGCATATAGATGGATTTTCCCATCAACACGATGCCTAATGCACAATCTCGCATTACTAGCGCCTAATGCTTTCTCTAAGGCTTGTAAAAGATTTATATCTCTTACATCATATTTAACGTTGATATTGCTAGCGCCTATGTTATCGACTACAAAGAGATTGCTGAACCTACCATCAATCAACACATTGATGCATGTGTTAGCTTCACCATTTAAAGTTAAATACGCGCTTCCTGCTGGAGGCTGTACATATTCCTTTTCCAGTAATCCTCTAAAAGTTACTCCAATCATAGTGATGGTATTGTCTGATGTATTAATCTTTAAACGCTGGATTACTCCACCAATTTCTGTATTCTCTTTGTAAAAAAGAGACCCAATCGTAAATAATGGGTCTCTATCTTCTAGTGACAAAGTTAATTCAAAATCATTCTTAGATACATCATACTTTCCTATCTCAATGTCAGCGTTGAAATGAGTGAGGTATCCTAATTCGTTGTAGTTACTATCTGTATAGATATATTCTAATCCCACCTAGGCTCACCTCTTCTTTCAATCAAGACTATGTCAACTTTTTCAACTCCAACTGTAGTTATGTCAAATGAGCCTTGAGGTATCTTCTTAAAAGCATCATATGACTTGTTACGTGAATTGAATATGTTTGACTGCATTCCATTAGATGAATACTTTGTGATAGTCTTCTTGAATGTGTCAATCTCTGCATATTCTTCAGCATTCAAGGTCACATATAACTGATAAGTGTTGTCACTGATATTGACAATAGGATTCGTGCATCTTCCATAGATTCGCATAATCATGTCCGTATCAGTAAATGAATCATTTACAACATTTACTGTTTTTGGGACTGAATACGTAAAAGGATACGTGAAAGGATATTTAGTGACAGTTCTCGAACTGCTGGAGCTGAAGTCAGCGGTGTAGGTTGTCTCTTTAATCCAATAAGAGTCGTCTGTAGTGATTTCAACACTTAAATATAAGAGTCTCTTGTCAATTAGATATTTGCTTTTAGTGGACTTGATTGCATAGCAATAATATTTATAACCATTGATTTCAAAATATCCTTTTTCTTTTTTTAGTATGTCTATTTCAAAATGCTCATAAAATTGGTTTTTAATCTCATTAGCTTTCTGCTGATCAACAAGGAAAATAAAAGGGATTGTCTTTTTTACAACCCCCTTATAAAATCCTGTAATCCTATTGTTATTGGTCTTAACCTGCCATTCATAGTCCCTCAATTCGTTATAATTCATGAATATTCCTAAAGAAGTGAAGTCTAGTGTCTCATTGTTTGAGTTAGTATGTGTAATTCTATCAAGCATATTTTCTCACAATCCTTCCTACTTCCCTGTTATCCAGTACGATGCTGAATGAGCCGTCTGTCAGTGCCTTGACAATGATGTCATGAATTCTGTTTTCATCACTTAGTAATGCTAGTATTCTATTCAATGCATTCACAATGTCATCACTTCCATTGTTTGATGCCTGATTAATCATCTTCATCAGTGTATCTCTACCAGCCACAACTTCAGCGCCTGCCTCTCCAGCACCTAACATTTGACCATTAGATATTCCGAAAATCGTAGGAGCATCCAAGATCATCGGATTATCCATCGCTTGCGCATACCATTTAATGCCTAGTGATGGGATTTTACCCTTTAATAAATCCCCAACGTTCCAGCCGTTAGGTTTGATATTAAAATGAGGTAACGGAATATGAGGCCAAGAAATCTTAAAATTAAAAAATCCTTTAATCTTATTGATGATGGCTTTCACAAAATTAGCAGCAGCACTCATTGGAGACATGATAGCGCTCTTGATACCATTCCAAACACTTGAGGCATGTGACTTGATAAAATTAAACCCAACTCTAACACCGTTCTGCAGTTCTCCTATAATCGCCAATACTTTAGTCTTAGCGCTAAAAATAGGACTTTGAATTACATTCTTGATGTTGTTGAAAATGCTTGATACATGACTTTTTAGACTGTTAAATAGGTTCTTTGCCGTGTTGACAAGCGAGCCACCCATACCACTGATACCTTTAGCGATTCCACTAATAAGGCCTTTTCCTAAGTTCCACCAATTTATTGCATTCCATACTGCAAAAATGGCATAGATAATTTTAGGGATATTCGCGATTAATGAAGGAATTGCCATTACTAATCCTTTAATGATTTCCGCAATAATCTTAATTCCCCACACAAAAATAGTCTGTGCACTGTTAGAAAATGCATCTGCTAGGTTCGCTATGATAGTAGGCACTTTAGATATTAAAGTAGGAAGTGAACTCATTAACCCTTGAACTAAAGAAAAGATTAATTTCATTCCGACACCTACTAAGATGGGAAGATTAGTTAATATCATCTGTGATAGCTGAATTAGAATATCAAGAAATCTCGACAAGAACGAAGGCATATTTGAAGATATAGAACTTCCTAAACTGTCAATTATTTTCGCGCCTATCTGAATAATAATAGGAAGACTATTTATAATAGCGTTAGTAAGCGCCGTTATCATCTCTATTCCTTTTGCAGCTATTGAAGGCTTCCCACTGTCAATAGATTTTAGGAAACCATCTACTATATTCGCATTTCCTTTCAAGAATTGAGGAATCTTATTGAATATATCTGTTAATTCTGAAAAAATCGGTTCCAATATTCCTGGGAGCGCACCGATTAGCCCAGCCACTAAATTGATAGCTGCAAGGATTAATGATGGTGCTAAATCAATAATCGTATTCATCAATTGCGGAGTTATCTGTATTAGTGCATTAGGTAGTGCATTAAATACTTCCTTGATTTTTGGAGTCACGTTTTTAGCGAGAGTTCCTAAGCTGGTAGTGAACTCACTGATAAGCGGTCCGACTGCCTGTTTAGGGTCTGCTAAACCTGTTAAAAGGTTATCCCATGACGCTTTTGTCATCTTCATAGCACCGTCGATGGTTTTCATCGCTTCTTCGCCAGTAGTACCAGTTATTCCGAGTTTGCCTTGAATAGCGTTAATTGCTTTGTATACATCACTTAAATTATTAATATCATAATGTATACCTGTCAGTTTTTCGGCGTCCTGTAAAAGTCGCTCCATTTCTGACTTAGTACCACCGTATCCCAATTTTAAATTCCTTTGTATTCATGTAAGGTCGTTAATCTTACATCGTTCTCTTATGAACTGCTTTATATCACTATAAAGAGTAGACTATCTCTTGAACGATATAATCGTTCCCTCGCACTTCCAATCACTTGATTGTACTCTACTCACTTTCATAACATTTATTATGTGCTTTCGATAGTCGTTACACCTTACTATTTCTAGTCTTGGCACGGTATTGTCTTTTCTAAGAGTTCCACCGTTTTCACGAGGTTTTAGTTGAACTATTTTGTTAATCCAACATTGTGTAGTTCTGCTTTGAGAACCCCTGATAAGCGTTTTGGATATCTTCCATGTTGGTACCCATCTTATTCGCATTATCAGCCATATCAATAACAGCCATATTAGCAACCTTAGCCGCTTCTGTCTCATTGGCTGTTGATTGCTTTAATGCTGCAGCGAAAGAAGTAATAGTGTTCATATAATCATTCGCACTCATTCCAGCCGTCTTATATGCTACTTTTGCATTATTCATAACGTCCGTCTGTGCCTGTATCAACTGATCATATTTTCCTTTCGCTTGTCCGACAGTCTCGCCGATTGATTTAGCGTACTTCTTTAGGCTCATGCCCTGAGCACCAAATAAGGTTTCGACACCACCAGCTAACTGCTCATACTCCGAATAAGAAGATACAGCAAACTTAGTAATAGTACCTATTGCAGCACCTGCTGCAGCAACTCCCTTAACTGCTAATTTTCCAATCTTAGGAGCGAGTTCTCCTATTTTGCTAACGTGCTTTTCTAGTTTGCTCGATTCGTCTTTTGCTGTGTTAGTTGTATCTTTTAAATCTTTCTTTGTCTTATCGACACCTTTCAGTCCGATAATACCAAAGAGTTTAAATAATTCTAACATTTATTTCCCCCTCTCTTTTTCTTAAAGATTAGGATTAAAACTGTTAAGAATTTCATAGGAGTCATTTATAGTTGTTTCCATCTCTTCATCTGTCATTGTTTCAGACGTTTCAATTCCTGTGTTTTTCTTCCACTTAGCCATCATTTCATTTTTAAAGTCAGCAAATGACTTGTCATAAACTTTTGATTTCCAAATATCATATAGTTTTTCATCTGACACATTGTCAGCAAGCTCGGAAATGAACTCTGAAAAATTAGAAAAAGAGATCATGTTATCAATCAGTTCCATGGGGTTGGAATATCTCTTGTAGACCAAATCCATGAAGCCGACTTCTCCTATTTCAGCAATCCAGAAACAACCTTGTAAAAATCTTTGAATTCATCTTTTTGAAAGATTTCAATAATCATCTGTGCAAGTTCTGCAAGTGATAAGCATTCAACCTGCTTTCTATTTAGATTACTTACAGCTGACAAGAATTCAAAAACTTCATTTTCACACTTGCCAATGTTTTCAAAAATGACAGAGACACAAGAAAGAATGATATTGAAACCAACTTTTTCAGTTAGTTCCTCTTTTGATAGTCCTTCCTTATTCTCTGCTAGTTTAGCAATCTCATTTGCATTAAAGCATTTTTTGAATTCCATAATGCCAAACTTATTGATTAGTTTAATGATTAAAAATGCATCTGTTGCTTTTAGTTTTCTTAATTTATATTCCATAAATAACTCCTTTCAATTCTTAATAATGGTTATGCAGCTACCGCATTAGGGTAATAAATGTGATAAGGTAGTATATTCTTATCAGCCTGTTCTAATTCTGCATAGCATTCAAATTCTGCTTCAGGTACTACCATCTTTTTATTTTCGCCTTCAACGGAAAGTCCTGATGTACATAAAGCATTATCAAAAATAACAATGATTGGAGTTCCATCAATCTTCTTTCCGACATACGCTAGATGTTCATAATAGTCACCTGTCTCAATCTGTGGCTTAGACACTAATTCTGTATATCCTGTTGCCGTGCTGTTTTCCGCTTCTTTAGCAAAGATAGACTTTTTAATAAAATCAGGAGTGATTTCTGCCATTTTAAATTTCATCTTGGCGCTTTCTCCGACTTTTAGAGTGCCACCAACGAATTTGACTGTTGCTCCATCAATATCTAAGTTTAATAGCTCAGGAGAAAAACTTACTGAACCACCGCCTGATGTAGCACAAAATAATGATTCTACAAAGTTCCATTTACCACCCTCATATTTCAAGCCTTTATGAATAGTTCCAGCACCTAACATAATGTTTTCAGGTGTTTTGGCTGTAATCCCACTTGAAGGAATGATTTCATTCGCCATATATTTATACCTCCCATTCTTGGATTGTTAAATTAATCTGTATTTTCTGCAATTCTATATCGTCTGTGCGAATCGGCATTGAGTAGTCATAATGTACGGCTATGCCTGCTCCGTTCGACAAGATAGCTCTCTTATCCTTGAGAGCCTTTTTAATAATTTCCTTTTGCTTTTCTAGTTCTAAGTAACTGCCTCTTGTGACACCTGTAAGAATAAAAGTGGTTCCTTGGTAATTGGTCTCTGCACTGTATTCATTTTCTAAGTACTCGCCAACCCAATAAGGATATTCAACCTTATCAGTCTTGTAATAAAGAAAATGATAGTTCACAAGTGGTTTTAATGTCTTAGAAATAAATTTCAAGCCTTCTGGTGTCATTTTCCAATATCTCCAAAGATTTCCTCGGCTCTTGCTTGAATCTTTTTCTTAGAGGAGTTCTTGGCTTTCTCGAGCGCTCTTGATGGTGCTTTTCCTGTAGTAGTAACCCACCCATATTTAGGGTGTTTATATTTCCACTTGGTTTTTCTACCATTGCCTTTAAGAGCGTACTCACCTGTGCCGAATTCTTCCCATATAGCATTCTCTTCTGCTGATCCAACAATACCGATCATATTGTCAGCATCTACCACGTGCTCCCACGAGTTTTTTAACTGACCAGTGTCCACTCTGGTGTTTCTTTTAACTTGTGACTCAAGTTCTCCGCTTGCTTCTTCCAAAAACTTTAAAGCTGCATTCTCAATTTCATCGATTATAAACATTGAGTTATCTTCAAACTGTACGCTCATCTTGTGCTCCTTTGTACTGTAGATAGATTTCTAAGTGTTGATGTAAATTCATCGGATCATCAATAAGAGTTACATCATAGACTTCACCATTCACAATCAGTCTTGAGTTATCAGCCTTATAGCCTTTTAAATCCTTATAATCACAGATGAAGATATGAGTTGACTCCTGTACCTTTGCATTAAAGTTAGTGTAATGACTATCACCGCTTGATAAGTCTAAGAAGCCAAACAAAGAGATTGATTCCGCATAATCTTCAATGGGCTCACCAATATCGTTGAAAGAATAGATGCACTTTTGAAGAGTTGCTGTAATGTTTCCACCTATCATATTAGAATCTCGCTTTCATATAAGGCTTTAGGAAGCCTGTGAGAGACTTTGGATAGCCAAGAGAGGAATTATCCCCATCCATATTAAAATATGTAACAGAGTGTCTAGAAATCGTTTCTGACTGTACTCCGACCTTGCTTCTATTCTCTTTGTCCCATTTCATGAGGTTGATAACACCCATTTTAATGTCGGCAGGATATTCAACTTTAGTACATAAGACACGAACCTCATTATTGACAGGCTTGTCAACCACAAAGTCATGCTCATTTGCTTCTGTAACAGTATATAGAGCATCGTTAAAAGATGAATTAGATACCTGTACAGTGTCACCAACCTTAAAAAATTGAGGACCATTAAAAGAAAAACGACCGTCTGAAATATTGGCGGTCGTTCTAAAATTGCGCATTTGGAAATTATTATTAGTGTATTTTCTAATCATCAATTCTAAGGCTTCTAATTTCATCTTGATGATTCCGTCAGATTCATCCGTATCGTTCAAAAGCCTAAATTCTTCAATTGTCATGATCATAGAAAATCACCTCTTTTCTTATTTTTTAGCATTGCCTTTTGGCTTGGCTTCTGTTTTTGGTGCTTCTGAAACTGCTTCAGTTTCTTCTTTCACTTCTTCTACAGTGTATCCATGTTCTTTGAACCACTGTGCCACCCATTCGTCATATACTTCAGCCTTGCCATAAGCAAACTGAACACCTGCAGCACCGATGCCACAGTAGTCTTCAATAGGTGTCTTCACTTCATAATGTTTCTTTTTATCCATAGTCATGCCTCCTATAAGATTTTAACGTTTCTTAATACTCCAGCGCCTTTTGTATTCTTTAAGGCAACACAAGCAACCATTTCAACTTCGCCCTTCTTAACTGCTCCTGGAGTGTTGAAATCAGGTAAATAAGTATTCACTCCGCTAGATCCTGTTAAAGTAACACCGTGGAATCCTTTCTTTACATCGAACTTAACAGCATAGATATCTGTTAATCCTGTCACACTTGCTTCAGAACCAACTTTTCTAGTCTTTAATCCGATGATAGGAGTTTCAACAGCTGTTTCTCCTGAAGCAGTTACAACGTCTCCTAAATCAATTAATCTTACTTTATTTTCTCCAATAGTAGTAACGACACGGCCGAAAGCTTCTTCGCTTTCTGTCTTATATCCTAATACTCTAGCGACAGTCTGAATTTTAGACTTCATATCTTCATTTACAAATAAAGCATCTGCGCCTGTTCTATTGATTAATTTGATTAATGCTTCATAGAATACACTGGCATTTTCTTCTAGCTTAGCCATTGTTGATAAGTCATAGTAAGCGCCTGTGTTAAATTCTGTTGTCTGACCAACTAAGAACTTGTCTAAACCGTCAAAGGTTTCAGAGTTAGTTGCTGAATCTCCATTGATCATAGCATTGTGGAATGTTCCAATTGCTGAGATGACCTTTTCATCAATCTGGTATGCCATGTTATCGTACATGCCTTCTGCATCCTTGATAACACGGTCAATTTCAAAAGCGCCACCGAATACCTTTAGGTTAACGGCTTTCTGTTCTAATTTTGCTTCGCTAGAAGCATATTCAGTATTTAAAGCACGGAATGCAGTGTTAGAAGGTAATTTAGTCTGTACATATCCATATGTTAATGTAGAGCCTCCACTTGGTGATACTGCATTATCGAATGGTAATAATTCTAATACTTCGGAATGTCTGATAAATGAGTCAACTACCTGTTCAGCGACTTTGTCATGCATTCCGACTTTCATATCTTTTAATAAAATTGGCATATATTAATCCTCTCTTTATTCTTTGTTTTCATATCTGTTTCTGATTGCTCCTGTCAATGTGGTTGGTTCAGGAGTATCGTCGGTTTTGCCACCTGGTAAGTTATTTTCATCAATTTTCTTAGATGTTTCGGCTTCGAACTGATTAGGATAAATAGTCTTTAAATTCTTCATTTTTTCATCAATGCCTTTTAACTTGCCGTTTTCGTCAAGTTCAGCCTTAAAATCACTGTCATTACCTAATTTAAAAAGTAAATAATCAATGTCGTCAGCCTTGGCACCAGCTGAAAGAAGTTCAATCTTTAATGCTGACTCTGTCTTTGCTTTTTTTAGTTCTTCCTGCTGATTTCTGATAGTTGTCTCAAATTCTGCAATCTTAGCAGCCATATCTTCGCCTTTTCCGGCCGATTCTTTTAGACCTTCAATAAGTTTCTGAGCGTCCGTTAAATCGGTATCTTTCTTATTTAATAATTCCTCAAGAGCCGTATATTTGCCTTTATCAACGTATTTACCACTTGCTAGATTTGCAATCTTAATCTGTTTATCCCTATTCGCTTCATTGCCGTTATATGCATTTACTGCATTAGCCACCTGTTCAAATAACTCAGTGCCTAGAATATCCTTAAGAAAATCCATGTAATACCTCTCTCCGCTACGTTTTTAAATCTAGTGTCTTCTAGTGCGGTCGCAGTTTTAACATCATGCTGGATGAATTTTATAAACCTTTTAAATGCCATGTCCAGGGCAAAATAAAAAGAGCCTACGTCTAGCCTCTGTTTCTATTTCTGTTTAATACATTGTTTTTATTCTTATATTGTGGTGGATCATGAGAAAGTTCTACTGTTTCATAGAACTCATGACCGCATATCATGCACTCATAGTGCGTTTTTCTGATTGCACAGCCTCTGTTTTTATCGAAGTATCTTCTTGATTCTACTTCAAAATAACAGTGCCTGTGTGGTCGTAGTCCTTCAGACATTAAATACCTCCTTTCAGAGTAAAATAAAAACGGTTCTGAGGAACCGTTTAAATAACTTCTACTTTCTAAACATTAATAGTATTTCTTCTGTTGGCTGATCCAGATGGTGTTCTTGTAAATATTTTGTCAAACCACGCAAATCATACGGCACCGGTTTTGTACTACACTTTTCACCATCTTCTAAATCCCCAACATATATGCCTTCGAATCCATCTTCTTCTGTCGGATCTGGTATTGGCTCAAATTTATTCTTCATCATTCATCCCTCCAATTGCACTTTGCTAATAACTCTTTTGCTGCTGCGGTATCTAAATAAAAATCATAGCCACCTACATATTTTGCACCTATTTTACTAATATAATAATTTAGTAATTTACTATTTGCAGCCTTGCTTTCAACATAACCATCATAACCCTCATCAAACGAGGCCTTTGCTGCAATAGCAAATAAATGGGCACCGATTCCTTTATACTCTTTATCTTTCGTTAAATGGCCGTTACTTTTAGGATTGGCGACTATCCAATGAATCTTTATAGTTAAATTTTCATGCACAGGTTTATACGCTATAAGCCCTTGTATTTCCTCGTTACCTTCTGCGAATATAGCTTTTATGATCTGATCATGTGGAACCTTAGTCCAATTAATGACCCATCCGCTTGTCTTATTATATCCTTTTAATTCACTTCGTTTCATTTCTTTCACAGTAGTATTAACCACTCTGCCTGTTTTGCATTCAATAAGGCAAGGCGCGAACCCATCTATTTCTATGTTTATATTACCATCATCATTTGAGCTTTTCAATCTGTTCGATGTCATCAAGTATTTTTCTCTAAAGTCTCGAAAATCATCGCTCTTATCAATCCCATAATACTCAGCTCTTTCTTTAAGTGTCTTCAGTTCATCAGCATCTAAAGCCCACCTAGCACGTTGAAGGAGTGCACATCTACAGTTTACATCCTGTGAAGCAATCCCAAAGCCACCAGGATACATAACCTCCATGTCATCAACTACAAAAGGCTCGTCTATTTCTGCAAGCTTCCCATCAAGAACTCTATGAAGCGGTCTAGTTCTTCCGTCAAGTGTAGCATCCCACTGCTTGACTACTTCACAACCTTTGGCTTTTGCTGCATGCTGTGCATCATTGGCACCAAGAACCTGTATTCTATGCCCTTCTGTTCTAGCAATCCTCATTGCTTTGTTAAAACCAATATTAGATGCTCCATCTATGTTTCTAGCAATGTGTGCATAAGACGAAGATGTGGCTATACCTCTTGAGATATGCTTTGCAATCTGCTTTTTGAGGACTCCAACATCAATACCCATTCTAGTATACAGTGGTACACTCAATTTAGTATTTAATGTCATAGCCCTTGTGACTTGCTTCTCATTGATAGGAGTAATTAGCGGTATGCCTTGGCCTTGAATATCATACATAGTTCCGATATATCCTGTGTAATAGGAATCTGTTAGATATCTTGTAATACTGTCATAAGAATCAGCGTTTAAATTCCCAATCAGTTCATCTAACTGCTTTTTGAGATTTTCTTGAAACTTCTTCTGATATATCTGAGATTGAAGCAATGATTTCTGCTTTTCATCTAATTCATCAAATACAGAAAGGAGTAAATCAATCTTACCGTTTGAAATCCTTATTTTCTGTTCTACTTCTTTGGCTGCATCTTCATATATCTTTTTTAATTCCTTCAGAAGCTTCTTCTCTTCTCGCAGTTTGGCTTTTTCAACTTCTAGCTGTCTCTTATTCATCTAGCACCGTATTGTTTAACGTATCGGTCACATCATCTACTTGCTCGTACGCTTCTTTTGGCTTTGGGAGTTTATCTTTGATTTCTTCATAATCAATATCCAACTGTTCACAAATCAATTTAACAATAGTCTCGTTATCGATTACTTCAGCAAGTGAAAGAATGGTATTAATTTCAGTCTGTCTCTTCTGAGCCTTTAATAATTCAATCTGTGCATTGTCTGATTCATTTGTTATGATTTCTTTTTCAAAGCTGTAATAAACATCATCGATATCATAATCGGTCTTATTGTTCTTGTTGATTTCCTTTAGAACAACCTCAAGGATGTTATCCAGGAACTCCTCAATCCTTGCCTGCAGCTTATTACACTTAAGATCTAGAAGAGCGTATCTTGATTTGATTACTACGTTTGTAACATTGCCGTCACCTACCTGTGCAGAATTAAAGCCCATGCCAAAACGATAGATATTTTCTTCATCCTTATCCATGTTCGCAACTCTCGCTTGATAAGGTACTTCAACAGTATGAACTTCAAGCCCTCCACCTTCTGGAACTCCCATCATCTTCTTTGTTTTCAGATTAGTTTGTAATTCTTCAAAGTCATTCCCTTCAAAGCCCTTCACTATATAAATTGGATTGTCAAAGTCGGCTAAGTTATTGGACAAGCCACAAGCCATCATGTCATAATCATCAATCAACGACTTAATAGCCTTGACTCCTGAATGCTGCTTCTTGTTATTGTCTAGTCGAAAGAAAGGTATATAACCAAAATTCTCATAATAAATAGCATTGTCGCCATCTTTTGTATAAATAACGTGTGGTCTTGGATTGATACGTTTAGAATCGTCTAAAAGAAGTCTTCCGTTTTCTTCCTGAACATAGTAATATGTCTGATTTTCATCCCATACCTGAATACGTTTAATTGCTTTGTTATCTTTGGTCAGTTTATCAATGTACCAATAAATGACATATGCGCATCCATCATCAGTCTCTCTTTCTCTGACTTCAATAACTCCTAGAGAATCAGCACGCTCGAATGTTAATCTGCCTTTCTTGTTTACGTAGGCATACATATATTCAAAGCCTTTCGTGATAGCGCCAGTAATCACTTCACTAAGAGCGTTTTTGAATTTTCTATTGAAATACTTATTCAACTCTTTCTGAAGTTTAGTGTCATCTGAGTGAACTATGCCGTCTTTTCCGCTCAAGATATACTGTACTTCCTGGTCCACCAATTCACCAAAGAAGCCGTGACACTTCTTAACATTGGCTCTAGTTGTATCTTCGACTAAAACACCGTCCTGATTATAGTAGAACATTCTATAATCTAAGATATCGTGTTCAGACTCATAATAGCGTTCTCCGACTCTTGCGAGTCGTTTCTTTTTTGATGTCTTATCATCATTGATAAACTTCAAGATTTCTTCTTCTGTCAGCATTCAATCACCTCTTTTTCAAAGTCATCAGCTAAACCAACAATATGATCAGCATAATTTCCAAATAAATCGCACATTGTTTCTTCTGTATAGCAATCCATTGAGAAGCCTAAAGAAAATAAAAAACAGTGGCATAATTCATGTATCACTGTTCTTCTTGTTAACTCCTTAGACATTCCTTTTCGAATATAGATTGTTTGTTCTAGAAACTTCGTAAGGCCTAGGATAGTGTTATCACCGTCGTTTAAAAAGTCCTTATCGCTGTCGGCATATTCCATTGTCCAGTTGATTCCATTAATATTAAATTCCATGTAGTTGTCTCCTTTATAAAGTCCACTTTTTCTGAAGTATTTCGTACTCCATGGCGTATCTAGTTGCATCAATAGCGTGGTTATTCTTATCAGGAAAGTCGCCTCTGAGGTTACCGTCCTTATCTTTTTCAATCTCATATTCATTAAATTCCCTGTAAGCATTAGGACATCTAACAGGATCTATGATGATTGATTCTAAGTCCTGTAAGAACTTAATACCGTTTTTTACACTGTCAGGGCCTTTCTTGGCGCCTGTTATTTTTAATCCTAACAGTTTGAACTCGTTTATAGTTCTTGGTTCAGCTGAATCGGCAGTGACCTGATCGTTAAGCGGGTTAATCTCTTTGATAAGTTTAACGGCATCAGCATTTGACAGCCTAGTGCCATATACTTCATCAAAAATAAAAAGACGTCTGCGCGTCTTATCATAATTTGCTTTGATAAAAGCCAAAGGGTCACCAGCATAACCAAAGTCTAGTCCGAATTTTAATCTATCGAATACATCAATTTCTTCTTTTGTGATTTCTCTAATATCAAGGTTTGTGAAAACCTCACTACCTGTACCAGTTACTTCGCCTAGATAGTCATGATTGTATTTTTCAATATTTGTTTTCTTAGTATGCTCTGCTTCAATTAGAAACTGCTCCCCAAGCCACTCAGGTGGCGCCTGTAAATAAGTTGTATGGGAGACATATGTATCATCCCTTTTTACTAGAACTTGCCTGTTGCACCAATTTCTTTGTGATTCAGGAGGGTTGAAAGAATAAAAGACACAATACTCATGTCCACCACGCAGAAGCGACTGATTAATATTGGTTATCTTGTCATATGTTTCGAATTCATCACATTCTTCATACCATACGTATTTAACATAACCTATATGGACCTTTGTTGACTTCATTTTTTTAGGTTCATCGGCACCCTTGAATATTATCTGCTGACCTGTTGGCATATAAGTCATTTTTAATTTAGACTCAGGTATTAACCAATCATCTTGAGCACCTAACTTATAGATGCCCCACTTAATCTGTTCATATACTGAATCTCTGAGAGTGTCTTTTACTCTTCTCATGATAACAGCGTTACTCATAACACCTCGCTGAGCATCTCTCATAATGCCTAGAGGTATCTCAACACCTATAAAAGAGGACTTTAAAGAACCACGGCCACCTTTTAACCAATAATGCGTGTAGTCATTGTTTTTTACATGCTTATGAACTTCATAGAAAGCCGGACCAATAGTAGATTTCAAACTAACTTTATTCATCTATATCATCCACGATTACTGTTTTACCATTAGATGTAATATCGACATTATCTTTGAACATACCGAATCTCTTTCCAAGAAGTTCTGCAGCTTTAAGCCTTTCCTTCTCATCCGGAGGCTTCTCAGCGACCTTCTGCATACCATTGCCACTCATCATCAATACCGCTGAGGCTGATTTCCCTCTGAGGACTGATGTAAGATACTCCATCACTTCTTGGATGTCAGCCGTGTTCTCATTATGAATTTCTTCAAGTCTTTTGCTTATATAATCAGAAATATCTTTCTGCTTAAGAAGTGTATTTGCTCTTACTGCTGCAACATTATCATTCTTGATAGTAGTGTATATCGTTTTATAGGCACGCGTCCCATTTAGATCTTTCAGATACTCATCTGCAAACAGTCTCTGTTTTTCTGTCATACAACTAATACACCTCCTTAATGATTCTTAATGTAAAAAGGACCAAACTGTTTAGCCCGGTCCTCTTATATATATTTCTGTCTAATACCATACTAGCACCCTTTTAAGTGCTGTGCGCTTCTGATTAATGCAGATTAATACAGTTTAATAAGAATTAATCAAGAATAATTGAAAGTTCTTTAATCGCATCACG